ACAGGAACGAGTTTTAAACAAGCATTATACTTTAAAGAGATAGGTTTTAATTTACACGATACAATGATATATAGTAAAAATTCTATACCTTTAAGTCATAATAGATATGAACAAGATTTTGAGTTTATGTTTGTTTTATCTAAAGGTAAACCAAAAACATTTAATCCCATTCTTATTGATAAATCTTATAAAGATAATAGAAAGAACACATCATTTAAAAGAGAGAAAGATGGTAGTTTTTCTATGGGGTTTCGTAGTGATAAAAAACAAAAGATAAAAGGTAATATATGGAGATATAGTGTAGGTGGTGGTATTTCTTCTGAGGATAAAATTGCCTTCCAACATTCTGCAATCTTTCCTGAAAGATTAGCAAACGATCATATTATAAGTTGGAGTAATAAAGGAGATTTAGTTTATGATTGTTTTATGGGAAGTGGTACAACTGCTAAAATGTGTATAATAAATAATAGAAAATATATAGGTAGTGAAATAAGTAAAGAGTATGTAGATATATCACATAAAAGATTAATAAAATACAAAACACAAAATAAATTATTCTAATTTCTATTATATAGTATAGAATTGAATAATCAATCTTTTTCAATTATGGATAAACGAATAAATAATGGTGGCGCTAGAAAAGGCGCAGGACGTAAGTCTAAGGCAGCAGAACAGAAGTTAATAGAGAACTTAACACCTATGAATGATATGGCTTTAAAGTCATTAGAGAAAGGATTAGAAAAGAAAGAACAATGGGCAGTTAAGTTATTCTTTGAATACTTTTATGGTAAACCACAACAAAGAGTAGATGTTACGTCTAATGAAGAGAGCATTAATATGCCTTTGATAACATTTGTAGATACTGAAACTGAATAGTAAATATAACGCACTATTTTCATCAGATGCTAGATACTTTATCATAACAGGTGGTAGGGGATCAGGTAAATCATTTGCTGTAACTGTATTTCTTACATTACTTACAATGACAAAAGGCATAAGGGTTTTGTTTACTCGTTATACTATGACATCAGCAAGACTATCAATAATACCTGAGTTTTTAGAAAAGATAAATCTATTAGGGTATGATAATATCTTTAGTGTAAACAAAGCAGAAGTTGTTAACTTAGGTAATCAGTCAGACATACTATTTAGAGGTATTAAGACATCAGCAGGTAACCAAACAGGTAATCTAAAGTCATTGACTAATGTATCTAATTGGGTACTAGACGAAGCAGAAGAATTAGTAGACGAAAATATATTTGATACTATTGATTTAAGTATTAGAGAAAAAGAAATACAAAATAGAGTAATATTAATATTAAATCCTGTTACTAAAGAGCATTGGATATACAGACGTTTCTTTGAAGACAAAGGCGTACAAGCAGGTTTTAATGGCGTTAGAGACAATGTATGCTACATACACAGTACATACCTAGACAACAAAGATAATCTCTCTACGAGTTTCCTAGAGCGTATTAAGGCTATAAAGCATAAGAATGTTAAAAAGTATCAGCATTCTATAATGGGTGGGTGGTTAGACAAAGCAGAAGGTGTAGTGTTTGAGAATTGGAGTATAGGAGAATTTAACCCTAATGGACTACAGACATCTTGTGGTATGGACTTTGGTTTCTCAGTTGATCCTGACAGTCTTACAGAAATAGCAATAGACAAGAAACAAAAGAAGATGTATCTTAAAGAGCATATTTATAAGAATGGTTTAAAGTCACACGACTTAGCACAACTTGTATTAGACAAAGTAGGTAATAAGTTAATTATTGCAGATAGTGCAGAGCCTAGACTAATAGCAGACTTAAAGCATTTAGGTGTAAATATAAAAGCAGTAAAAAAAGGTACTATAGAAAGTGGTATTACTAGAATGCAAGACTATGAGTTAATAGTATCACCTGAATCTACTAATATTGCTAAAGAACTAAACAACTATGTCTATGCAGATAAAGGGTCTAAGTTATACGTAGACAGTTATAATCACGCAATAGATGGAATAAGATACAACGTAATTTACCACTTAGATAATCTAAACTATGGTAAGTATTTTATACAGTAAACTAAATATTAACTTTTTCTATTATATATTATGAAAGTCAAGATCAAGAAAGGAGATAAGACTAAAAACTACAAATTAATAAACAAATGGTCAGAAGTCACTTTAGAAAAGTGGCTGACACTTGTGAAGTTAGAAAGTGGAAGTAAGAGCAAAGAAGCAGTAGAAACTATAACAGCATTGTCTAATATACCAAGACAATTAGTAAATGAGTTGACAGTTAAAGATGTTGCTGTTATAATGGAAAAACTTTCTGAAGTTCAGTTGAAGCAAAATAGTTCTTTATGTAGGATAATAGAAGTTGAAGGAGTTGAGTATGGGTTTCACCCCGACTTAGATGAAATAACGTTAGGTGAGTATGCAGACATAGAGACTTTTATAAAAAATGGTATAGAGAATCATTTGCCTGATTTAATGGCTGTTTTATACAGACCAATAACAGATAAAAAGAATGATGTATATACTATTGAAGCATATGATGGTAATATTAGAATGAGAAGTGAAACATTTAAAAAGATGAAGGCAGAAGAAGTGCAAAGTGCGATGGTTTTTTTTTGGGTTTTCGTGAACGAATTGTTTCAGATTTTGCCCTTATATTTGATGGACAGGCTGAAGGAAACGAACAAGCAATAGCATCTGATTCATTCGCAGAACGTTGGGGTTGGTTTGGTGTAATGTATAGATTGACAAATGGTGAGATAGTAAATTTAGAAAGGATAACAAATTTAAGTTTGTTAGAATGCTTAACTTGGTTAAGTTATGAAACAGATTTAGATTCACAAAATAAAGTAAATTTAAATGATAGCAAATAAGACGTATAATAACGTAATAAACACTTTAAAGAATATAGGTGACAAACATCATCAAATAGCAACAGTTACAACAGGTGACATATTCGACATAAATTTGGAGAAAATGGAGAAGTTTGCTCTAATGCACATAAATCCTGTTAATGTAACAACACAAGATAGTGGTCTGATATATAACTTTCAGATCTTTATATGTGACTTAGTAACTGAAAAGAAAGATTGGACAACTGAAAATTATCAGTCAGCAGAAAGACTAAGTAGTGAACAACAGGTATTAAGTGACTGTCTACAAATATCAGTAGATATAATATCAATGCTTAGGCACAGTTTATATCAGTCTTCTGATGGTGATGTAAATAACCCATTATACTTTTTACAAGGACAGCAAACACTAGAACCATTTACAGAAAGATTTGATAATGAATTAACAGGTTGGGTATTTAGCCTAAGTATATTAGTACAGAATAACTTTGATGCTTGTATAATACCTGCATCAAGTGGTGGAGCAGGAGAATAATGAAATTTAAGATAGGTAAATATAGAATAGAAATAGGTTTTTTTAAAATAACAATAAAACTATGAATTACGAAGATGTATTAGAAAAACTAGAAGCAATAAGTATAAATTTAGAATCTTATACTGACTACCCACAAGCAGCAACTAATAATGCTAAAAGAGCAAGAAAATGGAAAGAAGAAAATGGTAGTGATTGTGGTACAAGAGTAGGTTGGACACGTTCAGCACAGTTAGCAGACAGAAAACCTATAAGTAGAGATACAATAGCAAGAATGGCTTCATTTAAAAGACATCAACAAAATAAAGACGTACCATACTCAGAAGGTTGTGGAGGATTAATGTACGATGCTTGGGGAGGAAGTAGTGGTATAAATTGGGCAATAAATAAATTAAAACAAATAGATAAAAACAAATAATTATGGCGGACTTAGTAACAACAATCACAGAAACAGTAACTTTAAATGGAGCAGTAAGAGGCTCATCAAATGTATTAACAACTACAGGAGTAGTAGATGTATTTGAACGTATATTAACTTGTGCGCATTCAAACACTACAACAGTAGCAGTATTTAATTCTACACCACACGGAGCAGCAGGTGCTTTAGATGTAGAAAATTGTAAATACTTTCGTATAAGTAATCTTAGTACAGACCAAGATGTTACAGTAGCATTTGTAACTACTAACACTAACTATCAGGTAACTGTAAGAGCAGGTGGCTCACACGTATTATTTCAAGCAGAAAATGCAGCAATAGCAGAAGAAGACACAACACCTGCTTTTCCTACATTAGAAGACTTAGTAACAGTACAAGTTAGACCATCAGCAACAACTGATGTACAAGTAGAAATATTTGCAGGTCTTGTATAATGAATACAGAAGGTATAGAAAGGTATTTAAATAGTTTTGGTAGGAACGTAGTAAAAGAATCTAAGGCATTACTTAGAAAGCAAAAAGGCGATACACGTTTAGGCAAATCTATTAGGTATGAAGTAGTTGAAACAGCAAATGGTTTCAGCACTAATTTCTATATGGAAGACTATGGTGAATTTTTAGATGAAGGGGTTTCTGGAAATAAAGAAAAACAATACTATACTGATTATAAAGGTAAGAATAAATTAAGTTCTTATAGTTATACAACAAAAGGTCCGCCAATTGATATACTTTCAAGATGGATAAAAAGAAAAGGAATAAAGCCTAAAGGATTAGGTAGGGGTAGAGATAAAAAAACAGGGCAATTTTTATCAGGCTTTGCATATTTAATAAGTAGAAAAATAAAAAGAGATGGTATCAAGTCTTTGTCATTCTTCCAACAGCCTTTAGGATTAGGATATAATAAATTAAAAAAACAGTTATTAAAAGAAGTGAAAGCAGATATTGAGTCATATATAACTACTTTCTACAGACCAAAATAAAAACAAATGGCTACAATAATAGAACAAAAACCACTATATACACAAACACCTGTAGGTCAAGATGTTATATTTGTGGTTTCAAACAGTAATATAGTATCAACAAAAACTAGGGTAAAGTTTCAAGCAGAAGTACATATAAGCAATACCTTTTCTCCTAACACAGCAGTAGCAGATGATGTTGTAGGTAAATTCAAGACTACACCTAACAATGCAGGAGTAGGTATATTTAACTTACGTGCAGTAATAGAGAATTATGTAAGTGCTGATAATATGGCTAGACTAGGAAGTTCTTATAAAGGTACTACTACTACAGATGATGAAAGACACCCACTACACTTAATAGACAAATATAGTGGTAATGTAAATGCTATAAGATACTTAGTAATACAATTTAAAACAGAATACTTTGATACAACTACAAATCAATTAGTACAAGTAGAAGCAGTAAATAGTGGTTTATTTCAAATCTTTAATGGTTATTTGACTTATGCAGATGTATTAGATTTATCAGGCTCTAACTTTGGGTTTGATATGAGTGATGATTTTTTATTAACAGGCAGCAAAGATAAATTGTTAACTAATAGTCCTATTATACAATATGCTAATGTAGAAGATTATGGTACTGTTGCTATGTTTACTCCAAAGGCATTTAATGATCAATTAAGTGATATATCTCATATTACTTTAACTTATAAGAATAGTGCAGGGGTTACAATAGGTACTGACCAAATAGATAGAAATACAGCAAATGGCGCATATGATGTTTTTAACGCTTATATAGGTATGAATATAATGTACTTTGGTTGTTTTCCCGGTAATCTACAAAATTGGAGTCCTACGTTTAAAGCATTAGTGACAGCAGGTACTATACAGGGTGGTGAAATAGGTCTTGTGGTTTATACTAGCACACCTACACAAATAGCATCAGCATATACTATAAAAGTAAATTGTCCTGATCTAAAAGGTTATGAAAGTATTAGACTATGTTGGTTAAATCAATATGGGGTGTGGGATTATTATACATTTACTAAAAAGTCTACTAAAAGTATAACTACACAGGGTACTACATATAATCAGTTAGAAGGTAGTTGGAATCAAAGCAGATACAGACTAGATTCTTTTAAAGGTGGTAAGAAAACATTTAGAGTAAATTCAACAGAAAGAATAAGTATGAATACTGACTACATTACTGAATCTGAATCAATATGGTTAGAAGAACTTATAAACAGTCCAGAAGTATATATTTTAAAAGGATATACAGGACAAACTGATGGTACAGGGTCTGCATTAAATCAATATGTAACACCTGTAAGACTTACAACAACAAGTTATACAAGAAAGACTGTTGCAAATGATAAATTAATACAATACACTTTTGAAGTAGAGAAAACTAAAACACTAAGAACACAAGCAATATAATGTCTGTACAATTAATAGTATATCCACAAAGTTATAATGGTAGCAGTAATGCTATTAGCAATAATCCTAATCAATTCTTAATAGATGGGTTAAGTTTTGGTAGTTTAAATGTTTCTTCTAGTTTTGTTTCTTCTGCAAGTCCTAGTCTTGTTATGCAAGATGCTATAGACAACTATTCTTCTATTGCTGTTAATACTTGGGCAAGATATAGAAATACAGTATCTACTATACCTGCTGAACTTTTAGGGTCTTTAGTGTATAGTCCTTCAACAAATGCAGGTACAGGAGTAATACAGAAACTATCAAATCTTACAGTAGGCACAACTTATGAAGTGACTATAGTATTAGGCACAGTTAATCCCGGAACATTAACTATAAGACTTTATACAGGAACAGTATTACAAAGTTCTACAGTTTATAATTCTCCAACAGGAACAATAACAGCAACATTTACTGCTAATTCTACAAGTGATACTATTTTATTTGATTGGGATGGGTCTTTATTGACTGTAGATTCTATATCTATTATACCTAAAGCACAAAGACCTAGCGATACAATAAGTGACTTGTCAACAGGTGA